CATTAGTTTTCCTTTATTAACTGAAGTTTTGCGTCATCGATTTTTAACGCAGATTTTATAATGTCGTCTGAATAAAAAAACAGGTTCTCTCGCAACTGCTCTTCTTGGGTCTTAATAGGCTGATTAAGTTCTTTCTCTATTTGTGGAATCATACCTTCTATAAATTTATTATGGTCTTCATCTAATGGGCGGTGTTCTACAAAAGACCCAAGAATAGTTCTGTCGTCAAGAACATAATTAAAAATTACCCTATGTTTATTTCTTGAATCCTCTATGGATATTATATTATATTTTGATATTTTCATATTTTTATGGCAAACAACATTTATCCAGTTTCATCATCTGTGTGATAAGTGATTGAATATTTCATAGCTCTTGCGGAAGAACTCTCAAATGATAGAGCTTGGTTTGCTCCTGTAGAGAATAGATATCCATTACCAACAGGATTAATTTGTTTCGCTACACCTTCCCTCGAAGCCAGTTCCCACTCGGTGGTAAGCTGAGAACCAGAAGCACCAGCGGCAAAGAATCCGCGCGCGTTGTCTCCATCACCTTGAAGGTCGAATGAAAAAACTTTAATCTTTTTTCCAGAGACAGCTCCGACAATTGAATTTGAACCAGCGGAAGTTACCCGACCAGAAAGTGTAATCGGTGTAATTGTTTTTATTGCACCGTTATAGGTGTCGCCAGAAGCGTTCGTTAAAACAACCGCCAATGGATTTGAGTTGGCGTAGTCTCTTACCGTTCCCTTTATGGATGAATCCGCGCCATCAGTGATACTTCTATCACCAGAAATTCCAACGATGCCACCATGGATTCTTACAGTATCTTGGGCAGGATTAAGATTTCTTATGTCCAGGTCTGTTGCTGTAACAGCGAGTGAGTCACCAGAAATGGATACTCTGCCGTTTAACGAACCACCAATAATATTTACGCCGAGAGTTCCAGCAAGTTGACCGATTATTGTATTTGGGTTTGCCCTAAGAAGAACGTCACCGCTTATTCCAACAGCACCGCCAATAGCACCGCCAATAACCTGGACGCCAACTACTCCTTGCTCACGAACAGGCCATACCTGTCCTGCCTTGGGAGTAGTGGAAAAATCTCCTGTTCCAGCAACCGCCCACGCACCGCCTTGCGTGCTTGTAACGCCGCCTGGAAATGAGACTGGTATAGTTTGGTCGCTCGCAATAACAACTCTGAGAGTTCCAGAATCCGCGGTGCCTTCATCAACCGATGGGGTAACCCCGCCTATTTGGTTTAGGTTTACATCAGATGCCGCGCCTCCACCGCCACCAGCGTTATAGACATCTCCTGAAACGTTAACAAGGACTACGGTAAGTGGTTTGGCATTTGCATAATCTTTTACAGTGGATTTTATAGCGGAGTTCGCGCCGTCATTGATAGCACCGTCCCCACCCGAGCCACCAGCTCCACCAGGGTTGACAATATCGCCAGAGGCATTTACTTGGGCAACGAGTAAGGCGTTTGCTCTTAAGAGAGGTCGAACGTCAGCCGCAGTTATTGGACCGTTGTTTTGTCCACCACTTACTATTCTGATGTCTGCCATTTATTTCCTCTTGTTGTGGTCTTTGAAGAACAAGGGAAGATTATTTTGTGTGGTCCTCATCCAAACGTCCGTCCCTGCGTCATAAAAATACATGTCCCCGCGATTAGAAACGCGGAAAGGAAGTTCACATGCTTCGCAGTGATATTCTCCGACGTTCATTATTTTTCTTTTGAATTTAATCTTTGTTGAGTGACACCCAGAGTAGGGACACATAGTGATAATCTGGCGAAGCTCTTCGCGGAGCTTTCGCGTGGATTCAACATCACTCGGACGCAAGCCAGGACCGTCAATATCTTTATTGGTATCCGTTTTCACTGGCTGTACCTCTTCGACTGGTTCTGGCTCGGGTTCGACTGTTTCCTCAACCTTAGGCTCAACCTCAACTTCTTCGGCTGGCGGCTCAGGAGTTAAATCTGGGGCATCTGCGACTGGCTCCACTTCAACTGGCAAAGGAACGCCGTCAGCGGGCTCGTTTACGTCAAGCGGGTCGCGTTTGCTATCCGTGAAAGCTCTTGCTCTATCCTCGCAAGGATTCGAAAGCGCAACGCCCTTGCCCTCATCTTTAAGCTCGTCTACTTCAAGCTGTGTGATGGGTACGGTAATCGAGCGGCAGTTGTAATGCGCGGGAGGAGAAAGAATAGGCATGTCCTCAAGCCTGAAATTCTTCTGGTCCATGCAACGGCAGTAATCCGTTGTTCTGTCGTCCAGGATAGAGCTGTACTCAAAGAAAGGGACGAAGCCAGTAACGTCTGGGTCCTCGTACATTTTCTTTCGACCCTGGTTAATTGACTCCATCATGTTTGTTCTAACGATTGTTGAAAGACGGCTAGGCTCTAAGAGCTCGCCGTCCTCCATAATTCCTGAATCGGTGTACTTATTAAAAATATCCTTCAAGTCTGAAATACCACCAGGCACATCATTCCTCGTGATTGCGTTAAGAAGAACTTGCTTGGCTGAATTTAAAATATCGTCCCGAACAACTCCAGATATGGCGAACGCCTTGGCATCGTAGTAGTCGAGCTCTTTTTTCTGTGCCAATGTTAAGAGTATCTTTTTACCATTCCGATTAACTATCTTGGCGTTTACCTTCCTGTTAAAAAAGTCCATGGCTTCTGAAGGAGGTAACGGTGTCCAGTTCTCAAGGCTTCCGTCTGCGAACTCGCTGAACTTCTTGGTTACCTGGACAGCAACTCCCGCCCTCCCGAGCTCCTCGAGCGCGCCGAGCTTGGAGTCGAGGAATATTTTTACAAGCCACATCCTTAAAGATTCTTTCAATGCCCCTACGTTAAGAGGAATTGAATTAACCGCCTTGGAGTCTGCGTTCTGGATAATTTGTTTCTTCTCGACATAACGAATTAGATTATCACGCAAGTCCTCTAGGTCTGGGATTAATGAATCAAAGAATTTATCCTCAAGGCTTTCAATCTTCTGAGTAAACTCTTGGACGTTTAGCTTGGCTTCAAATGCGTTGGGTGCGCGCTTCTCTGCGAATTTCTTTTTCTTTTTATTGGCTTTGTTTTGTTTCTTTGCATCAGGTTTTTTATTAGGGAACTTTTTACCAGGCTCTTCCTCATCTTGAGGTCCACCGAATCCAGGAAATTGATTAGGCTTCTCAAGAACAATACTTGGGTCTTTTTCAGGGAGCATAAGAAATTCTCGAATCCATTCTTCATTGACATCGACAAACCCTCCATCGCCTAACGTTTTTATGATTGATACGCGCTTGATGGTTGCGTCCTCATTGAATGAATCGTAACTAAATTTCGGAAAATCTTCTGGGTTAGCGTTCGGGAAGTTTAAAACAATTAATCGTTCGATAAGTTGGTCACGCATAATTATTTCAGCGGTATCCTCAGACATTTTTTCGACTGTCCAAAGAAAAGAATTTGCTTGTTGTTTACCGAGAGCGTAGCTTCCACCACCGCCTGACGCCCCTCCTCCTCCACCTTGGTTTCCTGTAAAACCTAGAAGATTGGGGCAAAGAAGTGCATGGGACATATAACGATTGTAGGCTTCGACAGCCAGTTCATAAATATCACCCGTGGCTCTATCCGTTTTCGATATTTCAATCGCTACACCTTTTGGAACGCGAATACCAGTACGCGCTGAAAGGTTCGTAATAAAATCATCAATCTCATCCATCAGCTCACGGCGAAGCCCAAGCCCTTGGTCATAGGTAGCCGTAACAAACGGCGCAGCATACCGCTCAAGCCAGATAGTCCAAAAGCGCATAACAAATTTTTTATAAACCCAATGCCTAAAGCATGCCAGCAAGTCACTCCTGCCGTATGGGTTTCCAAACTGTGCGTTGTAAGAATAGATAATAAACTTTTCTGCTGGTAAAGGATTGGCCAGAGTTCCGTAGTCAGTTCCTAATGGGTTGACAGTAGAAGTCTTTAGTGTTGGGTAAGGAATCGTTCCAGGCATCATCAGCGAACTCTCTGTGCCTACTTTGGCATGGAGCCCTGTATAAACAAGACCAAGATTATTTCCGAAAGCATCTGTTTTAAAATCGTAATTGTAGGGCTCGCGTGTTTTTAGACAACGGATGCCTAGCTTGCCAGCGAAAGGACCATCTTCTAAAACTTTTAAAACTATCTCGGTGATTGAAAACCCGTACTCCATAGCCGAATAAATTTCATAAAGCGTTCTCTCTATAGAGCCTTCTATTCTTTCAAAAGTGTGCTCAATATATTCTTTGTACTGTTTTGCAATAGAGCTTTCATTGGCGGAATCGATATGCCATTTGCTTGCCAAGAGTGCTTGCTTCCTTATTTCAAGACATGCTTTGATTTGGTCGTCCTCACACATCTCGCGGTAGATTTTAAGACCTTTTGAGCGCACCACAGAATCATTATTTTGTCCATAAGGAGATAATGCTCGGTAAACATCTGACTCAGAAACAGATATTTCATTTCCAAAGAGTTGTTTAGCGATTTTATCTGTTGGGTCTAACATTGGACTCGAAGGCGCAAACACTTCTTTAGGAGCTGGCTTCCTTTTGCTCTTAAAATTTGTCTGATATGGGTTCATGGAAGGTCTGCTGATTCCCTAACGTACTTCTTTCTGAGTGAAGTGGCTGTCAAGGCTAAGTCCTCCCGTTTTCCTTGTTTTAGAACTTTATTTATCTCTTTCTCCGCTTTTTGGCTATCCCGCTCTGTCCTATTGTATATCAGATTTTCACCGAAATGTCTTGTTCTTGCCCACCAAGCCATACAAAGGGCATCGGCTCTGTCTGGAGATTCGACTCCGCGCGACTTTCCACTTGCTTTGGATTCCATTTTAATTTTTCTTTGCCCGCGCTGTGTGTACTCATAACGCCGACCAGAAAGTTGTCCAATTAAGATAGGGTCATCGATAATTGAAATCTCATTATTTTGAAATGCTGTCCTGAGAGCCCACCACATAGCCGCTGAAACATTCGCGAAGTCGTCGTCATCTTCGGTGGAAGCTCCGAACATAATTCGCATGACGGCTACCGCAATTGTATCGTCAACTTCAATGAATCCAGCAACACCAGCAAGACCACCTTCGTCAACTGCGATTACTTCAATCTTTTCTTTAACGATTAATCCTTTTGCCCAGGCGACTGTTTCGTGGATATCGACCTTATGGAATCCTTGAATACTTACAACTGAACGACCTTTTAAAATAACATAAGCTGTTTCGTCCGTGCCGCCTTTTGAAATATCGAGCCCTGCAACTTTTAAATCCGCTTCATTCAATTCAAATTCTGGATTGTAGTTAACATGCTTCGGGTCATGCCTTCCAATCGCGCGCATAATCCAATCAATCGGGATAATGCAATCCGCGCCCGACTGAGGAAACTCACCGAGGACACGACCAAACCAGTAAGGATGGTCCTCGCCCCATTCAATACGGCGTTCCTCAACCCATTGCTTGGTGACCATGCCAGGGACAAGCTCTTCGCCAGCTATGACGTTTGGGGACTCTAAGCAGGAGAGTTTAATGACGTGATAGCCATGCTGAGGACGAGTACAGTGTTGCCAAAATCTTCCCATGGGAGCGATTGGGTTGCCGAGCTCGAGGACTCTTGAGTTGGTGCTGGTCGTGATACCCAGGAACTCATCAAAGATTAAATCATCAACGGCTTGTGCTTCCGAAACCATAATCAAAATATTAGGGCTTTTAAAACCCATGAATTTACCGATGTTCCCGCTTGACTCCTTTGTGGTGAACCCGAGCGCGTAGCACTCTGGTCCAAACTCTAGCTTGAGTGATGTGAGCATATCAGGGTCAAGAGGCCATGGGCTGTTCTCACAAAGCCTTGCGAACTGCTTGGAGATTTCTCCAAACATAATCTCTTTTACCTGGAGGAGTTTTGGGGCAGTTGCGATAACCTTGGCTGAAGGATAATATTTGATGAGCCAAATAAGGGCGATAATTCCAGCCGTGTAATCCTTCGACATGGAATGCCCTGATTGGACGGCAGTATATTTATGCTCGAAAACGGCCTTTATCATCTTCCGAACACCCGCCCATAACCACTCATCTGGAATCCTGAACAGAGTGCGAGCAATTTCTATTGGGTCGGTGTATCTAAGAAGTGCGAAGCTCTCCGCTGGTGTTAATGTAGGTCCCGTTTTTTGAGGCCGCGATTTTCTTGCTGAGGACATTGTTTTCATCCTTCATAATTTCAGTCGATAGCTTCAAAATTTCAATGAATGTGTGCTCTGCTTTTAAATCAATTGCAAGTGCCTTCTTCTTGAGGAACCCAAGGCTCTGGAGAACTTCGGTAGCGTCTTTAAGAACCCACATGGCATCACGTTCTTTTCCCTTACGAAATAACGAAGTCACAGCGGTTTCAGTTGCCTGGATATATTCGACCGCGAACTTCCGTTCATCCATGGTATCTAGCATCCAAGAATTTTGTTCTTGGATTTTCTTTTTTACTCTGCTTACAAGGGATTCGTGAACATGAAGAATTGTTGCAATTTGAACTTGAGTGTGTTTTCTTTCTTGTAGAAGAAACCGAACACAAATTCTTCTTTGGTGCGGGCTAAGTTGTTCGGGCATCATGGACTTATCTTGGATGCGTGTTAAAAGATAAGGAGCCGAGCTTGTAGGTTTTCGCAAGTCTGCCATAGGTAGAGA